TTAGACTATTTCCAGCACGGTCCCCGAAATAGCCCGCAGTAGCGTGACTCCTGCGCCCTCGACAATCTGCCCAGCAGTGGCAGACACTCCGAAATCGTCGCCGAATGCGATACTTGGCGACGTGGAAAATAGCACCTGCTCAGAAGCAATATATCCCGTTCTCAGCACCCTCCCCAAACGCCCCGGCGCGATATTCTCCAGCGCAATACCCGCAATGAGTGGTCGGGCATCAGCACTGGTCGCAATCCGGCCAAGGTATTTCGCGCCGTCGTAGGCGACCGCCATACCTTTGATTATCACCGTGTCGGCACTGCTATTTTTCACAGTGGCCTCCCTGTCCAACTGGATCACAGGGGCCTCGTTTTGGTATGGCGTGGACTCGTAAAACGTTGCCCCGCCGCCCGCGCCGGTCATCAGACCATTGAGCGCCGCGATGATCGTCGCGTTGCTATCGCCGCTGTAATCAGCGTCCAGCGTCAGATCGACAGGCGACCCGCCGTCCAGCGTGACAGTCAGCGTCAGCGATCCCGCCGACAGATCGCCCAGCCGGGCGGCCAGCCCGTGCGCCGCCAATTTGTTGATCTTGTGACCCGAGTAGACCCGAGCCGCATAATTTGTTCCGCCCTCGGCTACATCAGGCTGATCGCCAAATAGCACTTCCGCAGCCGTTCCGCTGACCGCGACCGCGCTCGATGCGCCAGCAGTGCCGCGCAATTCAAGCACGTTGTTGTCCTGCGAGGAAGTCCACGCAAACGGGGAACACCCGGACGCAGTAACACGACACATTCCGGTGCCGTTCCCGTGATCCACCAGCGGGGAAGTTGTCAAATACCCGCCACTCTTCACCAGCACATTCCCGTCGATCTGGCACCCGCGCAAAACGACCTCATGCGGCGTCTTGCTGCCCAGTTCAGACATCGCGAATGCGTTACCTCCGTTCCCGTGGGTTAGACGGCAGTGGTCCAATTCAACGTAATTCCCCTCTGCAAAATCTTTGTTGGTGTGAAAACCGAATCCAGTTCCATCGTCGCCGTCAACATCAGCACCACCTACCCAATTCGTCCCGCTCGAATAGATTTTCTCACCGCTGTGTGTGCCGCACCCAATGCCCTGTTCAGCGGTCCATATGAGCAGCGGGTCTCCACCATTGTCGGTCTGCCACTGTCGAGCCTCACCATTGCCGAGATGCTCGACATGGCAGCCCTGTATGTTTTGCATTGCTCGTTTGAGAGAGGCAGAGCTGTCCGAGTGGATCGGATAACGCATATTCTGGCAGGTTACTTTGATGTTTATCAGCCGGGTAGTTTCATTGAGGTAGAAAGTGGAATTGTCAGTAATGTCGGATACTGAAGAGTCTGCGGCCTGATACCCCTTGAACCAAGTATTCTCCATACGGCCAACGCCGACAATATCGGCGTAGGCTGGGAGGAAATACTCAATGTCAGAATAAATTCCTTCATGGACCTCATATTTCACGCGCCGATATTTATTGACGCCCATTCCGCCGACGCCCTGCCCAAGAACCCCCAGACCGTCGATGGCACCTTTGAGCGTCGTATAATCACCAGACCCATCAGGATTGATCACAACCGTGCGGATATAGTCAGGTGTGTCTGCGACCGCCTGTTGGATTACCTCAGAGAATCCATTGGCCCCAATAACGGTGTAAAATGACGATCTAGGCGTGATAGTGTGCGCCGCTCCAGTACCAGCGTTGTTGGTGTTTTGCTGCACTGTCAGCCGGACGTTGGCCTCGCGTCCAGTCAGCACAACGTCAACGGATGCGAGCGCCCGCGTGGGCGTGATCTGTGTCAGTTTCAGGTCTGTGAACACACCGAGGCTGCCTGCCATCCCAGATGTTATTTGCGATGTTACAGAGGCCGCATATCCGCGCTGCATGAGCGCATCCGCACTCGTCTCTAGCTCAAGGAAAAAACGAACAGTTTTTCCCGCGAGGTTCTGCGCGGTGCCGTGGCTCAGCGTGTTTACAGCCGTGACCAAAGACTGGAACCCTGTGACACTATCTCCGACGGAGAACCCCTCCAAATAGTCGGAGCCATTGACTAGTGCGGCACCTCCATTCGCCTGCACCACAATGGTCGTTGGGTATGCCATAGGCGTAGTCATTTTTGGTGCGGAATCTGTAGCGATGATTCCGGACTGCTGGGCGTTATTTAGTGCCAAGAATTCTGCAATTACATCACCGAAACCGTCTTCATCCAAAGGGATGAAATATCCGAGAGGCCCGCCGTGCCAGTGGTGATCCACGCCGAATGTCGCCGCTGGGTTACTCACCCGAATGTAACTATTCAGCAGGGTCTCGGTTCCGATAAACGTATAGTCGTATGAGAAAATCGCAAGCGTGTCGGTAATCTTGGTGATCTGACGATTAACCAGAGTTCCCGTAGTCGGCGAGGCACCGCTGCCATACGTCCACGCCGGTATCGCATCCATTAGACCGCTCGACGTGGCAATGGGGACAATGAATTTTACGGTCCTACCGGCATACAGCGCGCGCTGGTCCTCGCTGATTGGGAATTGGTATCGGATCAAACTCAGGTCGCCAGTCTGTCCAGCCGGTATATTTACCCCGCCCGCAGATACGTCTGCGGCGGCGGCAGATCCATCCCAATATTCTGCGCCACTCGACACGCTCCCGGTATATGTCAACAGTATTTCAGATTTAGCGGTCTGTTCAATCAGCATCGAATTTGACAGAGCCGAGACAAATTCTGTCGTAGCGATCTGCGTCGTGTTGGTCCCTGCGGCTGCTGTTGGTGCGGTCGGCGTCCCGGTCAGCGCCGCGTCAGCGGAATCGGCCTTGAGGTCAAGATCGTCCTGCGTGACCACGCCGCCCTCTTTACGATACCAGTTTGCGGCATACGTCGAGGCGCTGGCGCTGTCGATCAGAGCAGTGATCGTATCGTGCTTGACAAACGTCACACCGTCCACAGTGCCTCCGGTATCCACCTCCCAATAGTGCCCGGTAAGAGCCGCGCCGGCGCCGGGGAATGACCCGCTAGATGCGTCCCATCCGCCCTTGAGTTTCAGGTTGGACGGTATGGTCTCAAGTGCCGTGATCCGGGCCTCTGCCAGTGTAAGATCGGAACTTTTGGCGATATCCGCAGATCCGGCTACCTGTGCCGCCAGCAATGCTATCGGCAATCGCACCATAGAGGTGTCCTTGTGACCGATGACATCATCAATATCGGCGGTGATATCGAGGGTGTCTGATTTGATGCCTGCGTCTGCCATAGAATTCTACCTGATCTGTACTGTTAGCGGGCCCGAAACGGGCCCCGGAACTGCGTCGCCATTCAGCGGCGCGAGGTAATAGTCGTATTCTCCCGCATCGACCGAGGCGGTGGTCTGGGCGAAGAGGGTGATGTCGGAAATCGCGGCATCGAAGCTCGAATCGGCGCGGAACGCCAGGGTGATGTTACCCGTCACCGCCTGGATAGCATCGGTGTGGAGCCCATCGGCCGAGGTGGCGACGCCAGAGCGATCAGAGCCGCCCAACAGCATCGGCGTGACGCTGCCCGCGACATATGAGGCGAGCACATATCCCACCCGATAGGTGGTGCCGGCATCGAATGCGATGGCCTGTGTCAGGTCACCTGCGGAGCCGGAGGCATGCAGGGCATTGCCCGTGACCAGCGCCCAATCGGTCCCTGCTGTCCAGGCTGAACTGTCGCCGAAATCCCCATTCAACAGGATGTTTTCGCGGGTGCCGTCGCCATCGATATGCTGCACCGTCGCCCCGGCGGAGACCGCGAACGGGTTGCCAGCCGCATGCAAAGCAGTGTTGAGCGTGTCGCCGCTCGGGACGCGGTACAGCTGGATCTCAGCGGGTGCATCACTCGCGCTGACCGCCACGGTGACAACTGCATGACCGAGGCTACCGGTGACAGTGATCGAGCCCGCATCGAGGGCCGCCGGGATCGGATCATCATTGCTGCCGACCGTGATCGACACGATGGCGGTATCGGCGCCAACAACATCGCCAACTGCGATCGCGCGGGCCTGCATCTCGATATCATCGCCAGAGACATAGTCCCCGATCGAGACAGAGGCCGAGGCCGCATCAGTGCTCACTGTCGTCCAGAGCGTGTCGCCAGCGAGGCGGTGATCGACCTCATATCCGCTCAGGATCGCGGCGGTGCCAGTGCCCGGAGCCAGCATCACTAGCACACCATCGGCATCTCCGGTCTCGGTCGTGCCGCTGGAGATCTTGCTGAACAGCGGCACTGCCGGCGTCAGCTCCTCGATCGTCGCCGCAGATCCGACGCGACCATCCCATTCCGGGGGCACCTCGGCATCGGTAAGCTCATCAATGATCGGGGCCGCTGCAACCATATGGACGATGTGGGTAAAGTCCTGACCGGGCTCGATCCCCTTGACGCGCAGCGCAAGGCTCTCGCTCGCCAGCGGCCCGAAGTGGACCAGAGCGTCCACCTCCGGAACCTCTCCAGTCCCGCTCAGCAGCAGCCCCGCGCCGCCCGAGAGAGGCACGGTGACGCTGCGCACGACCGAATGGCCTGTCGCATCCTCGTCATCATCAAAGGCGCGGAATCGGATGGCATAATCGACGCCCTCATCGGTCACCAATACCTCGTCCAGTACGATGTAATCGCCGCCGACTGATTTGACGCGTGCTGCCACCTGTGTGCGATCGAGTTGGTCATAGGAGCCCATCACCTGATCGCCGCGCGATGCCACGCGAATGGCCCCATCCTGCGTCGCCTGAATGGTGTCGGGGCGATGGATCAGCTCGTACATGCGCCGACGTGCCTCGATCCAGACCTCGTCGGGGCTGGTCTTGCCATTGAGGATCAGATCCTCGGTCAGCTCGATCGCGCCGGTGTGGCCTGGCCATGGCACGATCCGCTCGGCCTCCTCGTACTCGCGGGTCTCGTCCAGGAACGCCACCCGGAAGGCGTCGGGCGGGTCGAAATACGTGCGGGACCATGAGAATTCGCGGCTGTTGCGTGGCGAGAGATGATCCACCACCAGATCAGTCGGTCGGTCGATCACGACGCCCCAGCGGATACCAGAATGGTGCGGTGAGGCCCGGCCGGCGCTGCTGATCTTGCTGAGCGCAGTGCCGAGCGTTTCATCCTGCTCGTGGATCGCGTTATATTCCATCCCCTTGGCCGCGCAGAACGCGTAGAAATCGGCGACCTGATCGAGGTCGACCGAGGCATCGGCAACCGGGAAGGCATTGGCCGGGCCTTGCAGTGCGTAGAGATAGGCGGAGGCGGGGTTAGACGTCGGGGCATCCGTCCAGGCCTCGCCGTCCCATGTCGGCGCATAACGCGTCACCATGGCGTTCAGATCATCCAGCTGCCCATTGAGCTGATAGGTGGCGCGGATGCGGACCGACAGCAGCGCCATCGGCTTATCGATAGCAATCGGGTATTCGGGGCGCAGGGACTGCAGCGCCGCCCAGATGCTGGTGGTTTGCCAGCCAGAGGCGCGGCTTTCGGCCGTCATCCGGGTGACCTCGATTTCATACTGCCCGCGAGTCGGAAGTTCCCAAGTGTACTGGCGGAAGAAGGCAGCTTTCTTCGAGGCGCGGACAGTGAGCGTCGTCACCTCTGACCAGCTCACAGCCCCAACCAGGCGCTGGCGAATTCTGACCTCAACGGTCAGGGTCACATCGCGGCCCTTATTGTCGATCGCGAACAGGCCGCCGGGGAACTGGATGATGGCGCTGGCCGAGGCTGTATCGGGCGCGGTGCGCCGGATAACCGGGGTTTCCTCGGGATCGCCTGAGTAGATAGGATCACCGTTGTCGTCACGCGGATAGGGGCGCACAAGCTCGGTGCTGACTGCATCCTCCAGCACCTGCCGCGGATAGAGGCTGAGCGGGAGGTCAGTATCGACGCCCTCGCGTACCTCCATCGTGACGTCGTCATAGTCCTCTATCGAGGTGTCCCCGATGCGGATATCCTCGATCCGCAGGCGACCATATCCGAACAGGAATGCGGCGCGGATGTACTGCTCATCGCCGACGATCTCGGTATAGGAACGGGCGGCGAACGGCGGGGCATAGCGGATCTCGCCCAGCACCATCGGCACGCGGCCGTTCTGGCGCAGGGTATTGCGCAGACCTGACAGCTGATAGGAGGTTTCAGACTCCGGCTCGTCCGGCGCCGGGATCAGCGCGCTGGCGAGCAGCCCCCCCACCACGCTCAGCCCGGTGACCAGCCCGACGGTCAATGCCTTGGCTCCGAGGCTACCAGCAGCGAGGCCCATCTTACCGATCAGCTGACCGGCCCAGAATTGCCCCAGCGCCATTGCCGCGATTGCTACCACGATCGTCAGCACCTGGCCCATATTGTCCCCGGTCGGAACTAGCCGCAATACCACATGGGTCGTGGGCTTGGGGCGAACACAGTGCCAGATCTCCGGCGCCACCGGAGCCGCGCCCTTGGTGGTGACAAGCAGCACGCGGATCGCGCTGGCCGGCGCACCCGGCAGTGCGATCTCGACAATTTGTGCGATGCTCAGTCCCTCGGGCAATTCAAGGGTCTGGCGGGCCGCGCCGGGATCCGGAAGCGGGGATGTGAGAAGCACTGGAACGGCCATTCAAGCGCCCCTCAAATACATATTGATGTGGCGATAAATGCCGATGCGGCGCGTGATCCAGCGGGGCTGGAGGGGCTCGACCAAGGCCGCGCCACCGGCATGGACATGCAGCATCCGGCGCGCATCCAGCGCGATCCCGACATGCGCCGCGCGGCCACCGGTGCGAAACTCGAACAGGTCGAACGGGCGCGCAGATGGTACCTGCCGCCAGTGCTGGCGCTCCTTTGCGCCATAAAGCAGGGCGTCGACCTCATCGATTTCTTCGGCACTGGCATAGGCCCCAGCATAGGAGGGCAGGACGATCCCGAGTTCCTGAGCATAGACCACGCAGGCCAGCCCCCAGCAGTCGACGCCAGCGCGGCTGCGGCCATGGTCAGCGTAAGGGGTGCCGACATATCTGGACGCCCAGCTCACAGGAACAGCCCCGGAAAGCGATCTCGCGTCATCCGATCGCTCGGACAGCTTTCATCCTCGATCGGCTCGCGACTGATCGACAGCGAAATCTCGGAGGCATCACCCTCGGCGGCGATCAGGCGCATATCGCGGAACTCGGCTTCGATCAGATCAGGGCTGTCGGAGAAGACCACGGCCATATGGACCGTCGCGCGGCTGGTGACCGAGCGCAGAAGGGCGGCGATATCGTTGTCGACGTTTTCCAACACGAGTGTCGCCGCCGCCGGTGCATCCTCCTGGTCGCCGGGGATCTCGGCCGAGGCGAGAACAAACAGGAACGGCTCGCTCAGCGGGTCGGCCCCCATCCAGCTCGAGCGCGTGCCATACATCAGCGGATCTGTTGAGAGCCGCTCGGTCGGGTCTGTTGAGAGCCGCACGGGCGTGGCCAGTGCCTCGTGCTCGATCATCAGCAGCGCGACCTCGACCTTGTCGGTATTCGGCGCCATGCGGGCGTTCAGTGCGACGCGGCTCATGGCATCACCGTCACGCTGAACGCGACCCGGAACCGGATGCCCTGGGGCGCGGTGACCGGGGTGCTGTCGCCCATCAGGCAGAGCCACTGCTTTGAGACCAGCAGCGGGCGGCCATCCGGCAGCAGGACCGGCGTGCCATCCGGGCTCAGCAGTGGCCAGCCATCGGACGTTGGCGCGGGCATCCAGAACGGCAGCGTGCCCTCGCTCAGATCATCGATCCAGAAGCGTTCAAAATCACCCAACCCCGCGCGGGGGATATCAATCACCATGGCAACCTTACGGGCGACACTGGACCAGCGCCGCCGCCAGCCCGGCGGGCCGGACTCGCCGCCCTTGGAGAGACGCGCCTCAAGACGCTGTTCGCTATAGCCGTCGCGCAATGGGCGGGGCAGCGAGCTGGGCCATACCGCGACCGTCATCGTCGTGCCGCCTTGGGCCGCACGCCCATCGAGGCGAGTTGCCGGCGCGCGCCGCCACCCGGGGTGCGCATGGCATCGCCGACCATATCGGCCATCGTGAGTTTGAAGGTGCGCCGGCCCTGGGCGTCTGTGCTTTCTTCAACATCCGCCCCGACCTGAGCGGAGGAATTGTTATTGATCTGGATCACCGGGCGGCTGTCCACATTCTGGGATGCGGCCCCAGACTGCCCGGCATAGGACATCGGCGGCGGGACCGCGATGCCACCCCCCACCGCACCTCCCGTCGCCAGTGCCTGGATCGGGCTGCCCGAGACCATCGACTCGAGCAAGGATCTGTTGCGCGAGGTGGCGCGGGCATTGACGATATAATCCCCCGACTGGGCGCGCATCAGCACATCGTCCGAGGTGCCGCTGCCGGGGCCGGTGATCAGCCCGGCGGCTGCGGTGCGATTGGCATTGATCACATCAAGCAGCGGCATGTGTTTGCGGGCCACATCGCGCGGCACCCGGAACTCGCCCGAGGAGACCGCGACAACCTGATCGCCCGGCACTGATCCGCCCTCGGCCAGGCCAATGGCATCGGCAGCGAGACCGATCAACCCACCGCTCTCACCGGTGCCAAACAGACTCGCCAGGGGGCCGGTCCCCAGCAGCGTTGCTTGCAGCGCCGCGCGGGCGATCGAGGATGCGACCATGTCCCACATGTCCGACATGCTGCCGCCGCTTGAGATCAGCGTTTCGAGCGCATCAAACGAAGTGTCTGTGAAGAATTGCCGCTCCGCCCCCGCTGCCGCCACCGAGGTCTTTTCCTGCTCGTTGGCGATGATCAGCTGCTCGATCTGGCGGCGCTCGGCATCGGTGGCCTCGGCCAGCACCTTGCGGTGATCGATCAGCGCCAGTTGGACCGGGTCGGTCTCTTGCAGGATGGCGTTTTCGCGCTCCAACTCGGCGATCAGATCCGCAACCGCATCGCGCTCACGGCTGCTGCCAGCGCTGCTTTTTGTCTTCGATCTCGGATTGGACGGCATGGTGACCGGCGGGAGGTCGGCCTCCTGATAGACGTAATCGGTTTTGCCCGCGCCGGTGGACTCGCCCCTTGGGTCGCCGAAATCCGGGTTCTTGTGGATATTGCTCAGCATCGACTTGCCACGCGCGGTTGCCAGATTGACCGTCAGGCGATGCGCCTCATCAGCGGCAAGGCTGATATTGCCAGCCATGTCGACAGATGCGATGCCATTGGTCGCATCCCAGGCGGCCATGAGCTCGTCCTTCATGTCCTTTGAGACGTCGAGAGCATCGACGGCCTCGGACTGCACCCGGCGTTCAGCGGTTAGGCGCGCTTCGGCGGCCTGCACGCTGTCCTCACCATACGCGGCAATGGTGGCCTGAATGGTGGATTGCTCCCGAAGGCTGGTGAGCATCTCTTGCGCGGCGCTGTATTCGTCCAGGCGAACGCCAACGTACTTTTGCGCCGAGGCCACGATACCACCCCAGATCTCGGCCTCTTCCTTGCCGAAGATGCTGACCGACTTGCTGGTTTCCTCGACTGTGACTCCCATCAGGATCATGTCGCGGATCACGGCAGCCAGACCGTTGTAGAACTCTTTCTGCGAGCCGTTGAGCTGATCAATTCCGCCGGCAGTTTCCAGCAGCTGATCGCGCAGATCGAGCGCAGCCTGCAGCTTTTTGGCCGGCTCCTCGCTGGCGCTCAGGATCTCGAGGTTCTGGGCAAACTCCGCCCCGGCCGCGCGGGCCGAGCTTTTGATGCTGTTCAGCCCGAGGAAGTCCTGCGCCGCCGATTGGCTGGAGCGATCATCATAGAAGCTCAGATCCAGCACCAAGCCGCGCACGCTGTCTGCCACCTGATCAATGGACTGATAGGCGTCGATCTTGCCCAGGGCAGCCATATCCGCCAACACGGCGCGCAGCACCGGATCGGCGGTCCCGAACTCGCCCACCATTCCAGAAAACGACAGGCGCGCTGCATCAGACTTGGTCTGGAACGCGTCAATCGCCTCGCCAGCCGCATCGATGGCATCCCCCAGTTCGAGCGCCTTTTCCTTGCTACCGGTCAGCCACTGCAGGATCGCCGCCCCGGCCGCGATGCCGCCGATCGTGATCATATTGATCGGGCTCAGCATGCTGACGAATGCGGTCTTGAGGGCATTCGCCGCACCGGCAGCACCCATGGGACCGATCACCTGGGTGACCTGCGTACCCTGTTGCAGCGCGAGTTGCAGCGGGTTCTGACCGGCGGCCAGCATCATCCCGATGTCGTTGAACTGGGCCACGAGGTTGCCGGTTGCGGCGGCTGCCCCTCGGTGACTGACCCCCATGGCCGTGGCCGTCTGGGCCGCGCTGCGCTGCGCAACGGACATCTGATTGAGATTTGCATCCGCAACACTGGCGGCGCTGCCGATCGCCTTCACGCCGCCCGCCGCCTTGCGCCCTTTGCGGTCAAGCTGATCGGCCGCCGCGCCGGTTTCCTTCACTGCCGCGCCGACTTTGCGCACCTCGGCGGCAGCGACATCGCCATCAGCAGTGAGGAGCAGCGAAATCTGAAAGCTCATTTTAACCCTCGTTCAACGCGGTGCGCGCGGCTATTTCAATGGCCTGCATGTCGCGCCAAATGCGCGGCGTGGTCTCAATTCCGGCCCGGTTCAGCGCTACTTCGACCCCGGTGTAATCCAACCCGACGGCGCGCATCCGGCCCTCTCCCATCGCGATGAAGCGCCATTGGGTGCCGGCGGCGAGGAAGGCGCGCAGGGCGGGCAGATGCTCGGCCCAGATGCCGTCCGATGCCGCGGTGTCCTGGGGCTCGATCTCCAGCCCCCAAAGGGCGGCATCGGCCTCCAACTCGCTCGATCTGTTTTGTGTTGGGCCGAGCGTGCCCGTGGCCCATGCACGCCCGGCCCATGTCAGTTTCCCGGGCGAAGCTGATTGACGGCATCGGAGTAGCTGCGCAGCATCGCCAGCCGCACGTAGCTGCGCGACAGCATCTGATCGAGCAGCTGCGGGGAATAGGGGATGGGTTTTCCCCCTTCGCCCGCGATGTCATCAAGCTCCAGCGTCGCGGTACGCAGGAAGTCCTTCATCCCCTCCGAGCGCATCACGTCATAGGTGCCTGCGGTCTCTTCATCGATAACGCGAAAGCGGGCCCGGAAGCTGGCCTCCACATGGCCGTCATCAGAGGGCACCGCGACCTTGACCGTGCGCCAGAATTCAGGGGTCTCAACTACATTGAACATCTGCGTCTCCGTCAGGTCAGGGTCAGAGTGAACTGGTCATTGCCGCTGGCATAAAGCGGCACCATCCGCAGCGGCCATTCCGTGATGTTCTGGGCATTCTCCAGCCCCTGCGGCCGCTGCATCTGCGCGGCCGGCATATTAAGGGTGGCGATGCGCCCCGCAGCCGTGCCGTGCACCAGCGTGACATCCATGGCGGTCTGCGCGGCGGAGAGCGCAAATGGATTGAAGCTGGTCAGCGGCTGAGCCTCGACCGTGGTCTGGATCGCCTCGGCGCGATCGGTGATCAGCACGCGCTCGACCCCGACCAGGAAGCGTTTTTCGACCTGGTTGCCCAAGGCAAGAGAGAACGATCGCATGACCATGGCGACGCTGTTGATCGTGAAGGTCGGCGTGTTGGCGCTGGTGGCGACATCCGGCTTCTTGAAGCCGCTCAGCGTGGCGGTCGGCCGGGTGTCCTCGGAGGGCTGCACGAAGAGCCCGGTGAACTCGAAGTTCAGGTAGGGGATGCCCTGTGCGGTAACCTCAATCGTGCAGGTGCCCATCGCCCCGATCATAGCATATAGGGTGTTGCCGATATAGGTGTAAAAGGTGATCGACTCGTGCCCATCCGAGACCGGATTGTAGGTGACCGATGTCGACGCCGAGATCGTCTCGGCCATGGCGCAGGCGCGCAGCAGCGCGCCCCAACCCGGCACAGTCCCCGCCGCGCCCGATGGCTCGAGCTCGACCTTGAAGCTCAGCATCGCGTGCAGCTCGGTCGGGATCGTGCCCTGGGCCCCCATGAAGGGCGTTTCCAACTCCCGCGAAACGTCATTGCCCTCCATCGGCTTAAGGTTCACGTCGGTGGCAAGGATCGCGTCGGCCCCGCCGGGGCTGGCGTCGGTGCCATAGGTGGTCTCGATCTTGGCAACGAGGATCTTCTTGCGCCAGAAAATTGGTGCGGCCATGTCAGCGTTCCTTCTCGGGTGCGACAGCCGGCTTTACCGGCGCGGGGGCGGCAGGTGCCTGCTTGTTCAGCTTGCCCTTGGTGTCGACGGTATAGCTGCCCCCCGATTGGGGCAGCTGGTGAGGGGTCTTCTTGGTGCTCATGAGGCAATCCTCAGCTGGTCCTGGATGGAGAAATCGATCTGGTAGGCGAGACGTCCGCCCTGAACGCCGATCAGCGCGCCGCGCGACAGGCCAAACACGCCGACCGTATTGCCCGGGGCCCAGCCGGCGATCGCGTCGATCACCTGGGCAATCAGCGGGCGCAGCCGGTCGAGCGCGCGCTCAGCCTGAGGGTCGGTGGCCTGCAGAAACAGCACCACGCCGATGCTCTCGGCATAGCTCTGGACGAACATCCCGGAGGAGGCCTCTGCGCGCCCGCCCTGCAAGCCCAGCGGCAGGACAAAGGCGGCGGGCATGTTATGGGGGCCGCGCCCGCCCTTCATCATTGCGGCGAAGGCGGCAGCGCCCTCGACCTTGCCGGTCAGATCTGCGACCTGCGTATCAAGGCGGGTGATGACGTTCTCCATCATCAAATGAAGCCCTTGAGATTGGTTTCGGTCATCGGGCGTTCCCGATCGGTGACCCGTGCGCCGCCGCCACCGGTGCCCTCGGGCTCGACGCCCGCAACCGGCAGACGGATGGTGCCCGAGGCGATGCCTTCAAGGGACCTTACAGCGGCCTTGTAATCGGCCTCGATCTTGGGGTTCGGCTCATAGACGTGCAGCTTCCAGATCGCGATCATCTGCGCCAGATCAGCAATCAGCGGCGGCGTCTCGGCCAGCGGCAGCACATAGCGCCCGGATATATAGCCATCGATCATCGCATCCGTATCGGCCAGCGCCCGGTCAACCGTGGCGGTGACCACCGCGCCCGTGGGGGTCGCGGCGCGATCGGTCAGATCGATCAGCAGCGACTCGCCGTAACGGTCCGTCAGATCTGATTGCGAGGTATAGGTCACGCGGATGGCTCCGAAATGGGGTGGTCATGATCCCGGCGGCGATACGCACCGCCGCCGGGCAGGCCCTGTATCCAGAGCAAAAGCGGCCAGGGAGGAGGAGGGCCGCTTATTCGATCGAGCCGTCCACCGCGATCATCGCGACGATCAGCTTGGGCTCGGAGCTGAGCGCCTGTTGTTCGGCCTCGCTCAGATCCTCGAGAGGGATGTCGACCGGCTCCGGCCCGAAAGTGCGCCCGGCACGACGGAAGCCGCCTTTGGGGCCGATCACCCGCATGATCTGGTCCGGGATTGGCAGATCCGGGAGTGGCGTGGGCTGGGGGGCAGCGCCCGCTGCCCCGGATTGGCCGGCATCAGATGCCGCGGTGTCCTGGGCGGCCTCGGCGGCCTCCTGCACACGCTGGGCCAGTGTCTCGTCGCCGATATTGGCGGCGAACTTGACTTCCAGCGCATGTGCGCGGGTTTCGAGCTCGATGCGGGCTTCGCTCTTCTCAGCCATTGCTCAGCCCTCCTTTACGCGAGCCAGGGCACGACGAGCAGCTCGGCGGTGCCTTTCCACTCGTTGGTCTCGCCACCCGAGGCGTATTCGGAGTTGAGCAGCTTGCGAGCGGCGCTTTCCAGCGTGGGCGGCACCACCAGCAGATTGGGCGTCAGCCCCAGCGGGCGGCCATGATCCCCCTTCATGCCGGACAAGGCTGCGCGCGCGGTGCCGTAATTGGTGGTATCCAGCGTTTGCTTGGAGCCATATGCGAACTGCCAGAAGCCAAAGCCAGCATTATACCGAGCATCGACGCCGTACTCGAATTCCTTGTTTCGAAATACGTTGGTCGTCGTCAGATCATCCATCGCGACGAATTCGTCATCTTTGCGGATCTGGAAGATGATCGGCTTCAGCGCGCGGGTGACGTCAAGCAGGAACCAGGGTGTGCCCGAACCACCATTTGTGTTGGCGACCGAGGTCACAGCGCCGTCTTCATCGAGAACTGGATGATCGGTATCGAAGAAATACTGGTCGTCATAGCAGGGGGTGGTGAAGCCATTCTTGAGCATACTGAATGCCAAAATGTCCTTGTTCGCCGCCGTCGACCGCCCCATTTCACTGAACATCGGCGAATAAATACCAAGATTGTCGGTCTCGATATCGTCACGATTGACGCCAATGGTCAGTTCCCACGGCTCTTCCTTGATCGCATAATCAGACTGCGACAGGTTCTGCACGGCACGAGGTCCAATCCACTTGCGCATGTTCGGAACTTGCCCCAACCATCCATATTTTTGCTCCTTTTGGGTCGCAGTGATTATGGTCGCAATGCGATCATACTGCGAAGGGTGCTGGCTGACCCCGTTCTGAAAGGCGGTGGAAAAGCCGGTACGCAGCGCGGCGAGGTTATTGGCGTTGATCAGCATGTCGATCTCTCCTTATGCGCTAGCGAGCACGAATGCGGCATCGGCGACAGCGCGGGCTTGGGTCACGGCCTCATCGACACGGACCCAGACACCCAGGGTGTCCACATCCTCGATAATGCCAGCGGGGGAACGGGTGCCGGTGCCATCGGTCTTTGCGACCGTCTGGTCATCCACCGCGAAACACGTGTCGCCGATCTCGGCGATGGTGATCTCGTCGGTGCTGGTCGAATTGGCGAAGCGATAGACGCCCGGGCGATAGCTCGCGCTCAGATCACCGGCGGAGCCCGACGCATTGTCGACGCGTTCCTCGGCGCGGCCAACACCCACCAGCCCGGTGGCGGTCTGGCCCTTGACCAGATAGCCGGCGGCATTACGCATCACCAGCGAGCCGGCATAGACCAGCGTCGAGGCTGCAACGAGGCCTGTCAGGACGTCGCCGTCACGGCGGGGCGTGTTGCGGTCAGCGGAAAGTGTAGTCATCAGATTGCCTCCTTTTTACGCTCGGCCTTCAGCGTGGCGGCGTAGCTTTCGGTATCGATGCCCAGCAGCCGTGCAGCCTGAATGTGCTCGGACTGCAGCGCGATCTCGCCATCATTGCGCGGCGGGGTGGGCAGCGCGCCACTGGGGCCGAGGATCGGCATCGCGTTAATCAGCGTTTCGGTATCGGCGGGCTTTTCCATGTGCATGGCGATATAGCGATCACGCACCGGCTTAATGCCAACCCGGCCAGCCTCGATCGCCGCGTCCACGAAACTGGTCGCGCGCTCGGATGCGATATCGCTGCGCAGCGCATTGAACTGCGTAGTGACGCTCGACAGCTCGGTCTGGAGCGCGATGATCGTCTGATCCCCACCGCTCCCGCCAGCTGCGGCCTTGGTTGCGGCAGCCAGAACGGCGGCGGCATCACTTTCGGCCTCGAGACCCAGCGCGATGCCAACCTGGCTGAATTGCGATTGCAGGGCGGTGGACATGTCTTCGTCGCCCCCCGTGTTCAGGGCCTCGATAGCCTCGACGATCTGATCGTCGGTGGCATCCGCGCCCAGGCCGAGCAATTCGGCCAGTCGTTCCGAAAGGAGCATTTCGGTCTCCATGTTGAGCGCAGTCAGACCGCGCAGGTTGGGTTCGTTGGTGAGAGATACGTTCAGGATCGCGAGGATCCGGCCCTGACGGTCATGCTTGAACGCGGGGGAGATCCCCCAGTAGGCGCGATCTGCCATCAGGGCGCGGCCGCTTTCGGTCCAGTCGATCTGGGCCCAGATGCCGTCGGCACGCTCTTCCATTGCCGTGACATAGCCGCGTGCGGGGGCATCGCCGCCCTTTACACCGGCTGTGAAGGTCGAGTGGTTCACGTCGACGATCACACGCGACTTGCGTCCCATGCTGGCTGCGATCAGCTCATTGGCGCCGGAATAGCTGTAGGGGCCGTCGCCACGATGGGTTTCAATGCGGCCGGCTTTCGGCAGCACATGCACCCACTGCGGCACCTCGCCCCCCTCTTGGGGGAGCGCGATTGCATTCATCAAGGCGATATTGGAGTGTTTGACCATGGTGCGATCATCGCCACCTGGGCAGATCCAAAACACCGGCAACGGGTTGCGGGGGTGTGATCTATCCGGTCGGGGGCAGGATGACGCGGCGCGGCGCTTGGGTCAATGCGCGCTGTCGGTTCCGCCTAAAAGCCAGCTCTGGATTGTTTCGGTGATGGCGATCTGGTCATCATCTGAAAGCCCGAGGAACGGGCGCGCGGGGATATTGCCCCAAGGGATCGGGCTGTCGTTCGCCATTGATCCGAACGCCCCTTTATCCGCGCCCAGCTGCTGCACGGCCGAATAGATCAGCGACGATCCCAGCTCCACGCTATGCGCGCCGGCAACATAGTGGATCTCTGAGGACAGGCGACCGGAGGGGCCGAATAGGGGGCGCAGATCCACCTTATCCTTGCGCGCCTCGTAGGCCTCGATCGTCGTTTGCGACTTGGGGGCCCATGTCGCTCCATCGGGCGATACACCATCTTTGAACCGCTGCTTTGTCGACTCGGTCAGTAGTTCGCCGAGATCCTGCATTACCGGGGTCATATCCGTCAGCCGCGTCGCGAGCTGCTCGAGCATCCCGGAGATGTCATCGTTAAGACCGATCTTGATCATCAGATCACTCCCCTTTGCCCAGCAGCCCGGCCAGCGCCTGATCGCGGTTCGCCTCAGCCCGACTCATGCGCCTGACGTCAGTGACGACGATGCCCTCACCACGCCGTGCGGCTTTGACCACAAGAACTGTGCCGGACTCGCCCGGGATATCCTGAACAAAGATCAGGCTGCGCGGGCTATCCTGCGCCCGCAGCGCCGCCCGCCCCACCGCCTGCTGCGCCAGCGCATAATCCGCAGCGGTCAGGTCCGGATATGCGCGCAACTGCTTTTGCGCGGTCTCAGCGGTGAGATCCGCGACCAGGCGCGGACTGCCGATCGCCTTGGCATCCTCGGGCGTCAATCGCAGCAGCGGCCAAATGCCGTTGGGTGACTGGAACCAGTCCCAGAAGCTGCCCTGGGCAATCCAGTTCTGGATCAGGTCGATCGAGGGGCGCTCGGGGAGCGTATCGAGTTTGTCGCGCAGAGAGAGGATCGTATCGGTTGCGGACGAACCAGGGGAATAGTCCCAGCCCTTGCCGATGCCCTTGGGCGCGCTGGTCTTCGGATCGAGCTGTTCCCAGCCCGGCTGCAACTCCAGAGATGGATCGCCGCCGACCCGCTTTGCGCCCTCGATCGAGCGTGCCCCGATGACGTAGCAGCTGCAGCCCCAGCCATTAGGGGGGAAGTGGGTATCCCAGAACGGATGATCGGCCGGCAGGATCAGACCATCCCAAGCCAGGTGATGCAGGCGAGGATGTGCGGAGCCGCCGTGGCGGTAAACGTAATACTTGAACCCACCCTCGCGCAGCTGCGCCAGCCGCCCGGCTGAATAGGTGGTGGCGGCATTGGTGCGATAGATCACGCGGGTGCGCCATGCCTCGCCAGCCTTGGTGCCCTCGCCGGTCCAGTTGTACCAGCCATTCTTCTCGACGATCGAGCGGAAGTCGCGGCGGAACTCTTCCAGGCTGCGCCCCTCTGCGATGCTCTTGTCGACGGCCTGCGCCAGATCCGCGAGCAGATCGGCCTTCGTCGCCCCGGCCACCATGAAGGCGCGGTCATGCGCGTTGTGGCGAATGTCGTCCCAGGCAGTGGTGGGCACAAGTTCGCCAAGCCGCAGCCGATAGGCCGCGACCTGTTCGGCGAAGGGGCGGCGGAACGTGGCGACGACGTCAGCCACTTTCCTGCTCCACCGCCGCGCGGCCACCAAGATCGGCGGCAGTCAGCGCCTGGGCCATCACTTGCACCAGGTCATCGGCATCGAGATCCGGGAAGCCTGCGAGCAGCATTTCGCGGAACTCTTCGATCGAGCGGGCCGCGCCCATCATCGCCTCGATCTGTCCCAGCATCGCCTCCATGTGCGGCGCGGCCTCTTTCGCCAGCCGATCGGATAAAAGCTCCTCCGGGGCTTCGGACGCTGAGCGGCCCGCTGAGGCACCTTCCGCCGCGAGAGCGGTCAGCGGTCCCGCGCGGCCCGAGAGGGTATTAAATGGGTATTTAACGGCGCTCTGGAGAGAGATATCGCCGGTTCCGGGCGGTGCAACTTGCGGCTTCGGGTCGGATTGGGGCGACGGCCCGAGGATTTCGTCACCATCGTCGGGTGCGGACAGGCCGAACTTTGCGCGGATCTCGGATTGGCGCACGCGAAGGCCGCGCTCCACCAATGGGGCCAGCGCCGTGGAGAAGGCGGCGAGGTCCTCCTCGTCCGGCCGGGCGATCACGAGACGCGGATAGACCTTCTGCGGACCGTATTCGAGCTGAACCCATGGCCGGATCAGATCCCGGTTCAGAATGGCCGCGAGCTTGATGCAGTCGGCGCGCTCGATATCCTCCTGCACCTCGCGGTGTTCCTTGCCGGACCCCAGACCGCCGGTGACGGCATCGGTGGTCGCGGTCTGGCCTAGCACTGCTTTGGAGATCTGCTTGTCGAGCCAGTCGGAGCGCTCGAGGTAGAGCTGGTGCGCCGCCCCGATGTTGCCGCCCTCGATAAAATCGATCGTCATCGACTCGGGGATGATCGCCGCGCAATCGCCGGCGATGTTGGAGACCGCCCGGAACAGCGTGTCGCGATCGGCCTCGCTGGCCCCGGCGCCGAATTTACCGACCCGCAGCGGCTGGCCATAGGTCTGGGTGAAGATCGCCCAGTCGCGCTGGGTGTAGGCCTTGAACATCCAGCCCCAGCTGGCGACCCGGGCGAGACCGGAGCGCGCGACCAGGCCGGACTTCGCTTTCATCGCCGCGAAGATGAACTTGAACCCATCGAGCGGGCGCTCCTGACCGTTTTCATCGATCAGCAGCGGGGTGGCCAGATTATGGCGCTCGAACCGGAACCAGCGCGGGTCGCGCCATTCCAGCCGCGACGGCATCCACTGCCCCTCGGAGCGCTCCCAGATGATCTCGGTGAAGGAGTACCCCTTGCCCAAGGCGTCGAGGATGTCGAAGATCTCGTCGGCCAGCTCGTCGCGATCGAGCCAGTTGCGCACCATCTCGGCCATATTCTCATCCGCCGGGGACTCGCCCCCGGGCTTTACGGTGATCTCGATCTGGCTGACCGAGCGTTTCCGGGTGCCGATGACCCCAAGGTAATGCGGATCGCGTTCCTCGATCGTCTCGGCCAGCTCCAGATAGCGCAGCGGATCACCAAGATCAGCCTCGCGCAGGATCGCGGCCAGCCGCAGCGGGTTCAGCCCATCCGCCGGATATCCCGAGATCGGGGAGCGCACCCCGCCGATGGTGGGGGCGGCAACCTCCTGCGTGAGCTGCATGCGCTGAACCGGGTTGCCGAAGCGGTCGAGCAGTTTCGGTTTATTGGCCATTGAAGGTTCCTATTTGGTCTCGTTACCGGGCAGGCCGGTGGCCATCGCAGCATCCCATCCGTCATTGTGACCGATGATGTACTGGCGGTCGGAATGCATCCGTTCGATTTCCATCGCCTGCTCTTTCAGCTTTTTGCTCACCTGATCGAGAATGTGCGCGTGGAGGCCCATCGCTGCCAGCCCCTCACGTATCTTGTGCAGATCTTGGCACATGACATGCACTGCGGCATCCTTTGGGATATTCAGTTTCACAGTGTCAGCCATCAGACGAAGCCCCGCATCCCGGCCCCGAGCGGCGGCGTCCACCAGCCGCGCCCATCCTCGTGATCCGGATCGTTGAACGCATCAACGGCACCGTCGCGCGCCTCGCCCAGCCCGCGATAGCCGTACTCGGTGTAATCCTGACGGCTGGCGAAATACCCCAGCGCGCAGGCGATGGCGCTGTCGGCGTGACGGTCAAACCCGTCCGATCCCTTGAACCGGAAATCACGCGGCACCCGGATGATGCCATCGACGAACTGCAGCGCCTGGTGATCGGCCAAGACATCGGCATGCGCCGGCAGCAGCACCGTCTTGTCGCCAAAAGCCTCGATATAGGCCGGCATCTCGCGCGCATACCATTCGCGGCTGAAAGCCACTTCGATGATCCGCTCGCCATAGCGCTGCGCGGCCTTCTCGGCGAGATAGGCCCCGTTGCCGGTCTTATCCATCGCGCCCTTGGCAAAGCGCGGGATCATATCGCAGACGTAAAACAAGATATCGCGCTGCTGATCAAAGGGGATGTTGCGCAGCTCCACGACCAGCTTGGCTCGGCGTACCAGATCCGCGCTCTGCTCAAAAATGACGATGTCGGTGACGTCACCCGATCGGGCAAAGTCTTCGCCCATGAAGTGCTGAAGGTTTTCATCCAGTGCTTTCAACACCGGTTTCAGGTGGGTTTCACACCACTGTAATGCCTTGGCCTTGCGGGTCTCGTCCGGGGCGTTCTTGAAGTCATCGCCCTGCGACCAGCGATGCAGCGGGATGTTCTGCCCCATGCAGGCCTCGATCTGCACGCGGGTCAGTGCCGCGCCTTCCATCTCGGCCGGGATCGCGTCGAGTTCCTGACGCATCGCCGCGGTGCGCGCGCCGTAGGAGCCTCGGATATTGGCTTCCCACGCGTCCTGCGCCTCTTGGCTCCATGGCGTGCCCTTCATCAGGCAGACGCGCCGGAACAGCCCGTTCTGCACCGCCAGGGCAAATGGCATGTGATGGACGTGGAACGGGTTCTTGCCCGCATGGGCCTCGCGGATCAGCTCGTTGAACGGGTTCAGGTGGCCGTTGTGTGTGGAGATTACCCGTACCTTGCCGCCCCAGATCAGCAGGGCGTTCACGGCGTCGATCACCTCGCGCACGTCCCGGTGGAATGCCGCCTCGTCGATCACGACCACGCCCTGAAGGCCCCGGATATTTGCCGGGTTCGACGACAGCGCCTCAACCCGAAACCCACTGGCGAAGCTGCAGCGATAGGCGCTGATGTCCTTCGAGGTGCCGTCGGCGCGCTCATCCTTGAAGATGAACTCCTCGATCTTGACCAGCTCACCGGCGATTACCTTGGCGAAATGCGCCACGTAGCCGATGAACTCGCGGCCCTTGTCTTTGGTGTCGCCGATATAGAACACGTTGGAGCCGTCTGCCTTGCGGTTGCTGGCAGCGATGATCGTGTCATCCAGCGCCTCGGCGAAGGTAATGCCGGTGCGTCGCCCCTTCTCCGCGATCTTGAGCTCGCTCTTGTCCTCCAGCCACTCTTTCTGATGCGCCATAAGGATGCCCTCAGACAGCGGGTTCAGATCCTCGGGGATCTCCGCACCGCGCGGCAGCTCCTGCGGCAGGTCATCGGGCGATCGCGTCAGGATCGGCGTGGTCGGGGCGGTATTGGCGATGGGCTGGGTGCTGGTCATCTCAGCACGCCTGCCAATAGCCATCGATCAGCCAGCCATGCCAGCCGCAGTCGATCCGATTCACCGAAGGGCTCAGCGTCGGATCATTGAGCGATCCGTTCCAGTTCCAGCTCGGGCTCTCAGCAGGCTTGTGGCGGATGCCCACGGGGATACGCACGGGTGTGCCGCAGCCGCAGGGGCAATAGAACCACAACGCCGCCGCCTCTTCGCTACCTTGTGTGAGGTCGAAGAACGTCGATCCCGGCAGCCGCTCCTGGCGGAACCTCTGCGCATCGCGATAGCGGATGGCGCGGATCATGTGCGCGCCTCCCGGACTCGGAACAGGTAAGGCTTCTCCTGCCACCACGCCAATGTGCAGATGATGCCATGATGATCGAACCGCTCACGCCGCCCGAACAGCAATGCCGCGAGAATGGGGCGCAGTGCCCCCTTGCGCCAGTTCAGATCGCCGACCAGAACCTTGGTGCCATTTGCCATACCGGACTCGCTCATACCTCCAGCCCCAGAACCTTGCGGCGCATGAAGTCCGCCTGATCCTCGGACAGGCCGGCCTCGGAGATCGCGCCGGTCATCCGGTCTGACATTTCGGCCTCGGCCTCCTGGCGGGCCTCGAGCGCGACGCGTTTGCGTTCTTCGACCATCAGCTTCTCGCGGATGCCGGAGCTGGACATCACGTCCTTCAGCATCTTGCCGAGGAAGTGCAGCTCGCGCGGGTCGATCTCGCCGCCATCCTTCAGCATCTGCGACTGCATGACCTTGAAGGCCAGCGTGGTGATCATTTGGAACAGCACGTTGTGGCGCTGCGCCTCTTCCTCCAGCCCGTTGTCATTCATCCACGACGCGGCCCATGCACTGGCCTCGTCCTGGAACTTTACGAACTCGGCATATTCCTGGCCGAAGGCATGGATCGCGCTCTTGCCGATGCGCAGCTCGAGCCCTTCCTCTTCCAGACGGAAATTCAGCGCCTCGGACAACTCGACGTAGTCCGCAAAGCCGCGAACCTTCAGCTCTTCCTGAAGCCAAGACTTCAGCTCGGGCGGCAGCAGATCAACCTTGCGTGGCGGCGGCATCTCTCAGCGCCTCGCACTGGGGCGCTGGATTTCCGGGTGCATCGCCCGGCCGCGCGCGATCTCCACACCGCTTTGGGTCGCCTCGACCACGACGAAACCGTCATTGTCCTGGTTGGTGACAAAGCCGTTGTCCGCGAGCCAGACCACCTCGGTCACAACCTGGGATCGGCTGGATGTCACGCCCACCCCATCCAGCACATCGGTCAGAATGGAGGCATTCGAGGTGTAATCCGTACAGCCTTCCAGATGGCGCAGGATCGCCAGCCGACGATGTTTGCGAAGGGTGTCACTATAGCCGCTCATTTCGAGGCTCCGTTTAGGAGGTGATCTTCATGGCGCGAGACGATCTGCTCGAGCCGCTCCATCACCTTGTTGTTGCCGGTCATCACGGCCTGCATCGTGTTCAGCGCGCCGGTCTGGCGCTCGATCGCCAGCTGCAGCTCGTGGAGGTGTTCCTTGTTCGGCATCGCGCCCAAGGTTTGCTCGACCGCTGACAGTCTCGAATCGAGCGTTTCCATTCTTTTGCGGCCAGCCCGAAACAGCTCATCAACAGCGCTGCGCCGGGTGCGATACCAGGTGAACGCGATGGCCAGGACCGAGACGATCAACGGCAGGGTGACTGTGGTATCCAGATCAAACATCCCGGTCCGGCCTCTCAGCGCGCCGAGGTCTGGATATCGCCTGTGTCAGCGATCTCGGCGCCGATCTCCGGGGCATCAACGCCGACCCATGGCATGGCGCTCAACGCATCTTGCAGCTTCGCCTGCGCCATGTCTGCCAGATCCATTTCGGAAAGGCCGAACCGTTTGATTGCATCCGGTGCGCCGCGCTGTACGGCGTGGCTGACGGCAGCCGCGATTGCCTGCTTGTTGGTCACACCCTTGGACAGCGCTGCCGTGATCCCCGTCATCAGCGCAGAGTGCAGCGTCTCGCGGTGGCGGGCTTCGATCTCGATCCCCCAGCGCTCTTTGGCGACGCCAGTCAGGCGGATCAGCAGCACCCCAAGCAGGGCGGACACCACCTGCAGCACGACAGGCATCAGCGGGGCCAGTAGATCGGAAAACGCGTTCATCTCAGAAACTCCTCAGGAAGGTTGCCAGCCCGGGCATGCGGGTCTGGATTTTGGCGGCGATGGCGTCGCGATAGGAATAGGCGAGCCAGGCAAGTCGCAGCGCGCCCAGAATGCCAACGCCGGTGCTGGTCCACTCGACAGCCGGCAGGCTGGAGATCACGTCGCCCAGAACATCGGTCTGCACCCCGGCCGCGCTGCCCGTGGCGGTGGCCGTCACGGCGGCGGCGGTGACGGTCTTCGCGCTGGCGTCGATGCGGCGTTGCAGGGTTGAGAGCGTCGCCTTGCCGATGATGCCATCGGCGGTCAGGTCGTGATCGCTCTGAAACACGATCACCGCTGATTTCTCGACGCCACGGGTGTCGCTTCCGGGCTCATAGCCCAGCTTGGAAAACGCGGCGCGGATTTCCTCGATCTCGCGGGGCTGGACCGGCAGAACGACCTTCGCGAGCCCGCGCGCTGGGTTGAGGCCGGGATCGCCCTCATAGACACCGTAGCGGATCAGGTTGCATTCCTCGGCGCGGCGACGCGTCAGGCCGGGCAGCACCCGGCCGCCCCCCTTCACCCAAAGCATGATCTTGGACCGCATGCCGGGCCAGTCCTTGTCGCGCCAGCGCGCGACCCAGCTCGCCTTGGTGATCGCGCCGGTGTTCCAGTGGAAGCTGACGCCGCCGTCCATCTCGTGTTGGTTGGCGCCCGGCATCGCTTTGGCGACGGCTGGCTCGTAATTGCGGGAGAGTGCGGTTGCGGTCAGCGCGCGGGACTGATCGAGGGTGATGGTCATGCCCGACTTGGGGGTGATGACACCCGAGGCTGCGGTGAGCCCCGGACCGATCGTCCAGATCCCGACTGGATCGCGATAGGCCTTGAGCACCACCCCTTCGTGGCGCTCAAGAAATGCGATGCCTTTTGTGCTGGTGTTCATGCTGGCCCCGGAGATGAGAGGGGCCGTATTTGCCCCATGGCTTCAGGACCATTGTCGGGCGTCGCGCGTGTTCAAAACACACGCAAGGTCTTGTGGGTCAGTCGAGCGGAAGGTTGGGCTGGCGGGGATCTGGCTGCGCTATGGCCGATTGTCCGGCCAGATATTTGCGCACGGTCACATCCGTGGTGTGCAGTTTGCGCGCGATTTCTGCCACGGGCAAGCCTTTTGCCTTCAGCACCCGCGCAATCCATGGTTTTGCCGTCGGGATCCTGCTTGGCAGCTCATCCGCCACCCGTGCCAGCGCCTCGGCCTTATCCTGCCCCACGACCTGCACCAGGCGCGAGCGGCCCTTCGGGGATTTGGCGATATAAAGTTCGGCCCCGCCCAGTTCGAGCAGGAAGGCAAGCGCGCCGTCCTGCCCAAGCACGCGAACATAGGGCGCGATATGCGCGGGCGGCCGCACCAGTTCAGTCATCGAACTTCTCGCTTTCGTTGCCCCAGACGTCGTGCCCCTCCCACGCCTCACGGGCGAAGAGCTCGCAGGCATGGGCCCGGGGCAGCAGCTGCTCGGTGACCTGGCGCATTTCGGGGGGCTTGCGGGAATGCTCGCGCCGGATCGACTCGATCCCGTCCGGGATCTCCTCGGGCGAGAGGATCACGTTTCGCACCGAGCGCGAGGCGATCTGCGGCGCGCCGATCTTGCCGACGAGATATGGCTCGGTCGAAGAGCGCAGCACATAACCTGTTCCGAAGGCGGACTTGCCGGTCTTCGTGACCTTGTGCCAGGACCCGCCGGTGACATAGGAAAATCCCCACGCCTGCATCACCTCCAGCGCCTGCCGCAGATGCGGCCAGGTGGACCAGAGAAACAGGTAGCAGTCGGGCCCAGCCAGCTGCGACACCGGCAGGGCCTTGATATCGTCCAGATCCATGGTCTGGTAATGCGCCTCAGGGCTTTTCGCGAGGCCATTGTCGGACCGCATGGCATAGGCCCATGCCGGATCGGCGATGATGCGCCCGTATTTCATCGGGGTGAGGCTGCCGAAGGGCCACGGGGTGATCATTGCTGATCCCCCGTGAATTTGCTGCGGCCGGTCTTACGCTCTGGCTGACTATGTTGGACCACCGTCACCACCCGGCCAGCCTCGATCCGATAGACGAAGCCGCCAGAGACAGCGCCATTGGCCCCCATCTCGATCGCCAGATCTACCTTGCGGCCAATCTGGGACCGCAGCGCATCGATATCGACGCCCTTCACGCGCTCGAGATAACGAACGACGGCGTGATCGGTGATATGGTGGCGCGGCTTCTTCATTGATCCAGCTCGATCTGTTCGCGTGCGCACCAGCCCTTCAGCGCCTCGACCACGTCGCGGATCTGCGACCATTCGGTCATCGTGTCGATATCGACCGGCACGTACCCCCATGCCTTCTCAAACTGCTTGCGAATGAAAGCATTGAGCCCAGCCGCTCCGGGCTGGCGTACCGTCCCATTCTCATGCAGCAACCGCCACATCACATGGCAGAACCGGATGTCGGCGCGCGGGGCTTTCTTGCGGCCTTTACCGCCCCGTGAAGTCGCGTTGAACCCGCTTTCCTTCAGGCGGTTGATCACCAGCGTCAACTCAACCTCGCTCATCTCCGACAGGCTCTCTTTGCCGGTCGCGGCAAGCTGAAGATCGTGGCGCGCATCGGCATCGAGCCCCAGCTCCCGGCAGCCGGCGAAGATCTTGCGCTGGAGGGTCCGGGCGATCATGACATCACCCACACAATGGATGCGCCGCCGAATATCAGGCTGATCGCGAGCATCATCTTGGTTTGGCACGCCGGCGCGCCTTGCCCGATGCCGGCACCGCTGACGATCGCGAACAGGATCGCGATCGTCAGCATGATGATGCCAACAAAGGTGCTCATGCCATCATCCCCATGATGCGCCGCTCAATGCGATCCTTGCGTATCTGGGCGGTGCTGAGCGCGATGCCAAGACTGCGGGCGATCGCGGGCAGATCATCCAGACGCGCATCCAACAGAGCGGCATCTGCGGCCTCAGACCAGATCATCTGGCCCCCGCGCCCAAGCACCGCGCTGACGCCACCAGAGACCGGCCTGTCGTCGCGTTCCAGCAATCGCTCGATGCCGACTGGACGGGACCGCGCATCATCGATCTGGATCATGGCATGCCGGCTCATTTGGCCACCTGCCCGGTTGCAGTATGCGATGCGCGCAGCTGACCTTGCCGGGCGAGCAACTGCCGCTCGCGGTCATCGGCAACGGCGATCGCCATTTGGATCTCCCAGTATTCATCGGTCTTGAACTCAGGCATGTGGTAGCTCCTTCGTTTCAGCGGATGCTGGTCAGTGGATAACGGGTTGGACTGCGGGTTTCGTGGGCTGGGCCAGATCGTCCAACGCCTCCTCGACGCGCCCCGCCTCTGCGGTAATGGCCGCGTTGATCGTGATCTCATCAACGCCACCCTCGCGGGCCAGACGCTGCAAGACCTCAGCGGTGCTCAGCAGCACCGCATAGGTGATCCTGAGGCGCTGGATATGGGCATCGATCTGGGTGCGGATGGCGCGGCGGAACTCTTCCTCGTTCATTGCGCGGCCTCCGGTACGCTGCGCACCATCTCGATCTCGTCCAGATACTGGTTGGTGATCGAGACATCGCCAGCGAGGTCTGGCGCACTTTCCCCTTTCTTGAGGTCAAAGGAGCAGCGCTTGGAAATCTCCCAAGGGCTGTCCCATGCAGCATCGACACTGGCCGCCTCGACAGTGATCTTTCCATGCACCCGAAAAACGAACTCGACTTCATACGTCGCCATTTCTGCCCCCTACGCCTTCGCCAGATCGACGGTGATCGCCTGCCAGCCGCCATCGGTGGTCTCGCGTTGGTAGCAGCGCACGTAGGTCTTGGAGCCGACCACGCGCATCGCGGAGCGGATCGCATCCATTCCCCGGCGCCAGCGCGGATCCTCGATATCCAGATGCAGCAGCATGAAGATTTCCGAGCGGTTGATCTGGCCGGCCTTGTCGGTGTTGAAAGCCCTGGTGATGATCCCCCGGATTTCCGGCCTGGCATCGGCGGCCCATTCGTTCAAGCACTCGTCGACCAATTCCTTGGCCACCTGCAGCTGCGGGCCGAAATCGATGTTATCCGCGACCTGCACCTGAACCTTGAACAGACCGTCATAGCTCATCAACGTCTTGTTGCCCTTGGCACCACCCTTGGACGTACCGTATTCCTGCGCCAGGATCGCATCGAACGCGCCGATATCCTCGAACGTGTGTGCCTTGAAACGGGCCACCTGGTCAGAGATCGCCTGCGCGAAACCGATGACCTTCCTGACAGTCTCATCCTCGAGCTGATCCTCGGGTTTGACCAATTCCAGCGGCACCAGAGCGCTCTTGGCATCGGCCATGTAGGTGCGCCCGTTGGCCTCGATACGGCCGTCGGGAACGGGATGGGGGTTGAACTCACTCACTGCTCGTTTCTCCTGTTTTGAACATCGTGGTTTCGGTGCCGGTCCCGGCATCGCATCGTGGGGTCAGAAGGCCGGAGAGCACGGCGATCATCACCAGCGCCTCGATCTCCTGCATCGAAAGAAGGGTGATCCCGCGCTTGCCATGCAGATCGACCTTGTCGATCGCAGATTTGGCCAAGCGGCGGACCTCGGCGGCATTCACTGGCTCAACCATCCGCGCCCCCATCATCCAGGACCGCATCGACAAGATCATCGGCAGCGATCCGTTCCAGCAGGCGTTCGGCGAGCCTTGCGGTTGGCATTCCGCGAGCCAGAGCATGGGTGGCGAGGGGACGCATGGCCTCAGGCTCCAGACGCAACATGCGGAACTCGTTCGGACGGCGGCCACACCGGAACCGGGGGATCTGCGTTCCCCGCCGCCGCGCATTCCTCAGCTCGTAATAAACGGCCTCGGAATCGAGCGAGAGTTGCTCAGCGATCAGTCTCGGCGGCACTCCCTCGACAGCCAGCGCAATGACCTGCTTGTGCCGCTCAGAAGGCTCCAGTTCCGGTTTTGAAATACCGCGTTTGTTGAAGTCAGGGATATGCTGGCCGGCGCGGCGCGCCACTTTCAGATCGTGATAGATCGTCGTGCGCGACAGCCCGGTCTGTTCTATGATTTCGCAGGGACGATTCCCCTTCAAAGCCAATTGAACGACTGTTTCACGGCGCGTAGTTACGCTCTTCATCAGGCGTCCTCCCCGTTGTTCAGCGGGCAGGACCGGCAGGCGCGGAACATCATCACGTTCTGCGAATTCGCCGGGTGCAGCTTGCGGGACTTGCTGCGCCAGAACCGGCAACGATCCATTGCCAGTTCTCCCAGCGCCGGGCAATCGACCACGGCGCGCTCGAAAGCGCCGCGGTAAACTTGCTCCACGCGGGTCATGTCGCCCGGGTACTGGTTGCGCAGCACCGATGAGATCAGCGACCCGGAATACCCCATACGTTGGGCCACCCGGTTCTGGCTGCTCGACATGCAGGCCTGCGCCAGCCCTTCGATCCAATCCGGGATCTCCGCACCCCAACAGCGCCGCGCGCGATCCAATGCAGTTTCCATCATGCCGGGACCCTCCCGCGCAACAGGGTGAACTGGTCACTATTCGGGTCCCAGACAGCCCGGACACGCCGAGCGCGGGGCGCGCGCGGGCCTGCGTCCCGGATCAACCGGTACATCGCCGGCCTGCCATCGCTGCGAGCCTTACGCTCGCAGCGTAGATAGCCGGCCTGCAACAGCAGCTGGCAATAGGCACTGGCATCACGGCGGGTCACCTCGATCGCATCGCTGTTCGACCACATCCACACATCGGTCGGGCTGAAGGCAGCGTGCGACTTGCGGATTGAGAACCACATGCGCTCCTCGGGATCGCGCCCCAGGCTGATCTGATTACCGTCGGCATCATACATCGGCGGCACGCCGCCCCTCTCGACGACACGGAAGACCTTCTTGTCTCCGCGCGATCCAGCCTCTTCGATATATCCCGCCTTCAGCCAATCATTGAACGCGAGCCGCACGTACTCAGGCGTCCTGCCCCCGGCACTTGAGATGTCATGGGCAGTGAACTCTCTATGGACCTGGGCCACCGCCCAGAGTTTAGTGAGGTTCTGAGCTCGTTTCGCGGTCATCCGAACCTCCGAAGCTCAGGCGCGGTGCCATCGTGCATCCGAACAGATCCCATATCCGACAGCGCGAGCCTGTCCTTGCCCAGAACGCGGGCGCGCTGACGGGCCGTGTCGAGGTTGTTCACCATCAGGCGCGCCGACCCTCTCGAGGCGGTCTTGATCGCTGCCTCCAGCTCCCCGGACAGCTCGATGTCGCCGCAGCGAATGCGCTTGAGGTGACCGAAGTCCTCATCATCGAGCGGCTCGGCCGCAACCCGCTCGAGCATGCGGCTGTGGATCCGCTCCCAGCGCCGCAGTTTTGCGGGCAGGGCTTCCTCGCCCACGAGGATGACCGGCACGCCGGACTTCTCGTAGATGTCGCGCAGGATCTCGACCGACTTCTTGGTGACAAGAAAATCCGCCTCATCAACGATCAACGGGATATTCTCCATCGCCAGCGCCTGCTGGATCTGGCGCGACATTTCCGGCGTCGTGCGCGCCGGCTTGATGCCGAGTTCTTCCAGGATGACATGGCACAGTGTTTTCACCGTCCATGTGCTTTCACACTGCACCAGGCAGGCCCCGCGCTGGTTCGCGCAATAGATGCTTGCCATCGTCTTGCCGAAGCCCGCAGGCCCATAGAAACACCCCATCCCCGCCAATCCGGCGCTGCGATCATCGAGCCGCTGCAGCATCGTCCTGAAGGCCAGGACGTTGCGCAGGGGCGCGAGGGTGTTGTTCGTCTGACTGCTCTGTGTCATTCTTCACCTCGTTGCTCTGTCAACAGGCGCGCGCGGGTTGCCCCCCGCCGCGCCACCCTTCATTTCCCTGAGCGCCCCGCCCCAAGGTCCGTCATGACGGACCTGTGTGCGGCGTACTCCGGGGTCTGCCGATAGCCTTCCAGCCACCGGTCCTGGTCACGCGAGAGCGGATCTCCATCCGCCAGACGCGCTTCCATCTCCATCGCGCGGGCAAAGCGCACCCGCGCATCATCGCTTACTGGTCGCTGCGCTTCCGCTTTGACCGCGTGTTCCTGAAAATCCGCCACAAAGGCCTCGCGCGCGGCCTGCTCATCGGCGCTGGCCGTGCGCGACACTGGTGCGGGGCGGCGGACCTTTTCAAAGGCCGCCGGGCGCACAACCTTGGCCTCGATCGAGGTCTCTGTTGGGGGTGTTCCAGCGCTGGATCCGTCGATAAAACTGCCAAGCTCGGCCGCATTGAACCGACGAGCGGCCTTTGCGGCTTCTTTCTCCGCGTTGATCCATTTGCGCCGCGCCGAGGCATGGTTGCGAGCCTCTTCAAGATCGAAGAACCCGGCAGCAAGGCGGCACTCGGCCTCGCCCAGATAGGCCCCATCGAGACCATAGATATAGAGCCCTGCGCGCAGGTCTGCGGGATCGAACCGCGCCACCACTTTCTGGCCCGCGATCTCGTACATCCATTCCGAGAAGTATTCGTTTCCCATGAACTTCAGCAGGCCGGTTTTGGTATCGGCGCGAACACCCTCAGCACCCATGAGCCAGAGGCGGCGCTGCTCGGGTGTAGCTTTGCGGATCGGGGCTGTTGCGTAGCTCTCCTCGAAGGTCTCGATGATGCTGCGCCCTGCGGTGGTCTGACCGCGCCGACCGGCCCGCGCATTGTGCTCTTCGATCCCCTCAGCAACGACTTCGATGAACCGCTCCAGCGGGATCGCAGCGGCACCATAGTTCTCCGGTTTTGCGTCAGGGCGGTTGCCGGTATAGGCGCCCGAAAATCTCGGGTCCTTGGCGATATCCTCAGCCAGATCACGCCATGCGCGTTCGATCGGCTTTGACTGGCCGCTGTAGGGCGTGGCCCAATGGACCTCGACACCCAGCGTCTTCAGGATGCCGGGGATATCGTCGTCTTTGACCTTGAAGCGGAAGCGTGTTTTGACGCCACCTGTCAGGAACTTGTTGGCGAACTCTCGACCGTTGTCGAGCACCACATGGCCCGGAATACCGAACCGCTCGATCATGTCGCCCAGCGCCATGCTGACGCCGACCTTGTTCGGTGTCCGGTCCAGCCGCCAGCTCAGGATGCGGCCCGAGTACAGATCTTGGAATGCTACCAGCTGCGGGCGAACGATATTCTCTTCACCAGTGTCCGATCCGGGCTCGGCAGGCCAACGCACGAAGACATCAAACCGGTGATAGTCCGAGTTCACAGCTTCCATCGCTTGCAGGCTCATCCGGTCGCGCGTCTGGGAGGGATAGAGCGATTTGAGGGCATCTACACCCTTGCGGCACAGCGTGATCGTGAGTTTGGACACCTCGGCCTCCAACCGGCGGCGCATGGTGCGCTCAGGGGCCGTGACCCATCCATTCTCACGTGCCACCCGCGTCGCGCGCCGGTAGCAGGAAGAAAATCCAGGATGCTCTGGCCGCAGATAGTCGGATTTCAGGTAATCCCAGAATTCATCCGATACCTCGGACCGCTGGGGTGTGCGGCGCGCGGCGCGATGGCGCGGTGCGAGATAGGCCAGCCGATCATCAAGGCGCACACCATCGATCAGGTCGAACCAGTTCCAGATGGTCCGGTCGCTCACGCCATCCGCTCGCGCCACCTCGGACACAGCAAGAAATTTGGTGATGCCAGCCCCGGCCAGCGCCTCGACTTTGGATATCACCTCCAGCCGGGTGCGTGCCTTTGCTTGTACGCGCTCGGGCAGCCCCTCAAACCAAGTCCAGGCATCGTCCCGCCCGACCTTCACCGGGGCCGTAGTATCCATCGGCGCGGCCTCGGCCAGAAGCTTCTTCTGGGCCCGCATCGGTAGCAGCTTCCAGTGATACTCCCAGCCGCCACCCCGGCCCTGACGGCGGCGCGCGAACCCGGCATGACCGCGCCAATCGAGGCGCTTGGCCATCGCTTCGACACCGGTGCGACCCTGCGGCATATCCGGAAGCCCAGCCTCGGCCAACTCGCGCGCCGTCCACCAGACCTGATTTGGGGATACGGTCATAATTCGCCCCCCCCATCTTGCATGGATGTCAGATCGTCACCGATCTCCTCGATAAAGCGGCGGCGTGCGGCCATCGGGGCGCGTTTCCAGCGCTCGAACAGCCCCTTGAACGCCTCTTCAACCGGGTCTTTAGGGGCGGTTTCAGGTGTGACTCGCGCAACCTTTGCCGCCTTTCGAAGCGTCTTTGCTTGACCGCTCGCCACCATCGAAATAACCGACGTCCGCTCTTCTGCATCATCGATCTTCGCCAGCGCCTTGAGATCTTCCATCGTGATCCTGCCTGGCGCACCTTCCAACGCGGTAACTTCCTCCGGATCAAGATGGTCACCAGCCATCAGTGCGCGCTTGATCGTCGGCTCAGAAACACCGAACGCATCTGCGATAGTTTTGGTGAGGGTCAAATTGATCCCCACCATATTTCCGGTGTGCTGATTGCCCTTGAATGCTCCAGGCTTCCTCTCTGGATGCATCGCGTAATACTGGCGCTTCCATGACGCGACGAAGACCGCTGTTTGAAGTGGCGTCATCCGGGCCGCCCCCAGATTATTCGACGCCTCCATCGCACGAGCCTCTTCCGCCCGGCATTCCACCACTAGGGCAGCGATGTCATCCAGTCCAAGTCGGCGAGAGACCTCTAGGCGATGCGCGCCATCGATCAAGACGAAACGTGCGCCGATCTTTCTCACATGGATCGGTGTGGTGATGCCCGTATCCTCAGCCATCGCGAGCAAGTTCTCGACAAAGGCCTCTCGGATACCACGCAGGCGCCCCTCAACCTCGATCTTGTCGAGCGCGATCCTTTGCACATTTCCGCCATTTATGATCTTCATGATTGATCCTCCGGGATGTGAAGGCGCAGTTCGGTTAGGTGCGATCGCAGCACCCCGAAGTCGACCGCGACCACTTCCAGCCTTTCGAGTACCGAAATGGCATCTCTCTCGGAAAAGGTCGTTGTTCCGCGCGCGACACCTTCGAGCGCCGAAACCATCGCGTGAAGCGTCACCATCTCGCCCAGAATCCGGTCGAGGGCAGAAAATGCGTTCCGTATGTGATCGTCTGGAATATGTGCTTCAGTCATTTTGATCCGGGGATTTTATGAGTTGATAGTAGAAACGGCGGCGGCCTTGATTGACCTCCTGCCGACAGGTGATCACCGCACCGTTCTCGCGCAGCTCGGCAATCACCGAATTCACCGCGCAAATGTCCGCCTGGCGCGCCAGCTCATAGGTGCTGATCTTGCCGCAAGCCTGCTCCAGCACCGTAAGGGCGCGTTGCAGGCGAGAGCTGGTGGACAGGCGACCGTGATGCATCAGGGTTTCACCCCGATCTCGATCCAGTAGGCGTCATCGAGCACCGCGCTGGGGGCTGCGATCATATCCGCCTGCATGGACATTCCGATAATGAGGATCCAGCGAAACAACAGCGCACCAGCGATCACTACCAACGCGTCGATGACCAGGTCAGACATCCGCGTTGAAAAAGTCTCCGACGGCGGTATCCCCGTTCCGCCGCCGGAGCAGGTGCTCGAAAGGGGGCGTGTGGCCCGCTTATCTTCGTGGAAGTGTTCGGCATTTTGGTTCATTTCGTCACCTCCATACGGGCGAAAGCCTTGTCCAGACGCTGCCAGTACAAATGGATCGACGACTTTTTAGGGCAGCGATCACCGAACCTCTTCGCGCCCAGGCTGGCCGCGCGCAGGGTCGACATCTGCCGGTGTGCATCGGTCAGAAACGACCGAACGGGGATATCGTGCCACCAAGCCGGGCGGCGCCCGCTCGACCAGATCGGCAGATTGGTGATATCGGCCAAGGCCTGCGCGTTATGACGCGGCAGCTTGGCCACTTCGGACCGACCTGATGGACGTGGCAGATCGCAAGCCCAGTCCAGGTCGTCCGGCCAGACTGCGTCGAACCAGTCCAGAACGCGCTCGGAGGTTTCGGTGCGGCAGTCGCCGCCCCGTTTGAGACGCTTGAAGAAATCGCCCTTGCCCAGCACGCGCGCCGAGACCGCGTCGATGGTGATCAACTCGTAACCAGCCAGCGCATCGGCCAGCTGAACCAGGGCACGGGTCTGACGGGAGGAACCGGTCATCTTTCCGCGGCCCCCTTGAACTGGGCTGCATGCTCCGACAGACGCCTTGCATAGGCACCATCGACGAAATCACGTCCTGCGGCATCGATCAGACGCTTAAGCAATGCTTTCCCGTTCGGCCCGCGCGACTGCCCAAAGGTGGCATTGCGTGCGACTGATGGTGTGACTCCGTTGCGGATGCACCAATCGTTGAAATTGTATCCGCTAGCTCGGAAGGCGCCGATGATCGCTTCGTGAAGGATCGCCCCCGGCTGGTACAAGTTGGGTTTTTCTGTCATTGTTTCGCTACGCTCGCTTACCTCTTGTGTAGCGATAATGGAAAATATCCACCATCTAGTCAATGGAAATATTCCATTGCACACTTGGGCAACACATGTCGAAAATTCACAACAAAATCAAAGTGATTAGGGCGAACTCCGGTATGACGCAGGATGATTTTGCTTCGGCTCTCGGCGTGAAACCATCGAAAGTGCGGGACATCGAATCGGGTCGACAACGGGTCAACGACGAGTTCCTGACCAAGCTAGTGGAAATATTCCCGGTCGACATGAACTGGCTGTTCTCAGGGCGATCCGACGACCTTGAAGCACCCTCCATCAGTCCAGCCGATGGAAACAAACCGTTGCCTGGTCAGGTGCGTATCAATAGTCAAGAGTACTCGACCATCGGCGTTTTCGATGTCGATGCAGCGGCTGGAAACGGTATTATTCCAGTGTCAGAAGCTGCATCCGATATGATGGCCTTTACACGCTCATGGTTGATGCGCCATGGAGTTGTGGCAGATCTCGCTGGTTTGCTCAGAGTGCGGGGCGACAGCATGTCACCAACCATTCCGGACGGCGCCTATGTCCTAGTTGATTTCCGCGGCAAGGCTGACTGGTCTGTGCCAGGGATCTATATCGTCCGCTACAACGGAGCGATCGTAGTCAAACGCCTGCAACTGCCCATTCGCTCAAATGAAAACTGGGTCGCAATGATCTCGGACAATGCAACCTATCCGCCAATCTTCATCCACGACCCTGACGACGTCGAATTCCAGCCCATTGCAAGGGTGCGCGGCGTGATATCTAACGTCTGA